CACTCCGTGCGCGCGAGGGCGCCCCTACGCGATACCGCGGGCGCGCGTGGGCACGGGGGAGACCGGCCGCCTGGAGTTTGTCGATGCCGTCTCACATTTTTCTATCAGACATTCTGAGGTCGTTGGTGGGGGCTGATGCCCCTGATCCACCCTCACGCCCTCGTCCAGTGCTCCTATAGAGGCCTTGGGGAGGGAGAGCGCAGCTCGACTGACCCAAGGCGGCTCGCCGGCTGGGTCGCTGTCAGTGCCCCGGCAGGGCCGCGACAAGCACTCCTTTATAGGAGCTGTTTTGGGAACCGTTCCTAGTGGTCCTTCGAATTGGCCAAAATCGGTGGTAACCCTATGAGAGTACAGGGAAACCACCGATCCGAAGAAGTCTCCGCGTGTGGCGGTGTCAGACCCGCATCCAGCGGTCCTGATCGTCCACGTGAGAGTCCCCGAGGACGCTCCTCATGAACTTCTCCAGCTCCTGGTCACGCAGCCGCTCCAGGTGCTCTTCATGCGCCCGGTCGGTGTCACGGGACAGGCTGTCGATCCAGTAGGCGCAGGCCTGGGCTACGGCGTCCAATCGGTCGTCGTGCTTCAGCGAGCCCCGGTCTCGGGTGAGGCGGGTCATCTGGTAGAAGAGCTGGTTGGCGGGTTCACCGCTCTTGTAGTCCTTCTCGATGAGCTTGGCGTCCACCACGAGGCGGTGCTGGTTCATCAAGGGCTCCAGAACGTCCGCGATACGCATCTCCTTCTGGCCCGTGCTGCGCTCGTCATCGACCACCTCGACCGGGTGGATCTTGGAGACCACAGGTCGGAGGAGCTGGGCGAACATGCCGTCACCGAAGTTGGGCTCCACGCGGATGGTGTTCACCCCGTACTGCTTGGCGAGGACGGCCAGGGCCTTGAGGGTGTTCTCCCCGTAGCCATCAGCGAAGCCACCGGCATCGACCAGGAAGAGGTTGCCGTGGAGGATCTTGACGATGGCGTAGCCCGTCTCGTCCTTGCCTCGGCCGCTGGGGTCGATGGCCATGACGCAGCCGGTGTACTCGGTCATCTCAGGGGAGATGAACAGGGGACGGTAGTAGCGGTCGCCAGCCAGTCCCACGGAGTGGAGCTGCTGGTGCATCTTGTCGGGCTCGTTGCACCACGCGAGCTTCGCTGGTCCCAGCTTGGGGTCCAGGTTCATCACGATCAGGTCGGACAGCTTGAGGGGATACCGGTCCTGGTCGGACAGGCTGGTGTCCAGCATGAACTGGAGGGCGAAGCCCGAGCGGCCGTAGGACAGAGCGCGCTCTTGCAGCTCGTGCTCGGGGAAGCGAGCGGGGTCCGTAGGCGTGCCCACAGGGACGCCCTTCTCGATCATCGCGTAGATGCTCGGGGCGAGCCGGCCCATGTACTTCTCGGGCTTCTCGGGCACGCGAGCGGGCCACACGCGGATCACGTAGCCGCGCTCGGGGAGCTGGTTGTAGAGGGACATCTCCGACTGGGGCGTGCCCAGGTAGATGATGCGGGAGGTCTGGAGCGGCTTGAGCACCGCGTCGAACTCCTTGATCCGCTCCGCGAGCTGGTCGCGCATGACCTGGGTCAGGGAGTTGTTCAGGCTCTCGATGTCGTCCGCGATGATCACGTCAGCGCGGGAGCCGGTGAGCTGGCCGGTGATGCCGACCGATTTCACCGAGGGTGAGTGCGAGATGCCAGCCGGGCCTACGTCGAAGGCGATCATGCTGTCCCGCTGCCCAGCCTTGGGCTTCAGGAAGGACAGCAGCGGCATCTCCTCGATCAACCGCTTGGTGAAGATCGTGAAGTTGTCTGATCGGTCCTTGGAGGCGGACACGACCATGACGTTGATCTTGGGGTCGCAGTAGAGCAACCAGCAGACGAAGGCCGAGGTGACGTAGCTCTTACCCACGCCACGGAAGGCCTGGATCATCGCTCGCTTGGGGCCGTGCTGAAGGTACTGGGCCAGCTCGTACTGGGTGGGGGTTGGATCGGGCAGGTTCAGGTGCTGCCAGACGAGGTAGAGGAAGTTACGGAAGTCTGCCTTGAGGGGATCGTTCTGCATGGCCCTAGGATTCGATTAGGAGCCCCAGGACGGCCGAGAAGGTCCTCGATGGTGGAATGGTCCAGACACGGGTTCTCGGCCGCTGGTGGGCTTCTTATTGCGGGATGCCGTACTCGTCGGTGTCGGTGAACGGCAGACCCTGAAACTTCGGGGCCTGGTTCAGCTCGTCACCAACGCTCGGGTTGTCGATGCCGTTATCCTTCAGGAACTGGCGAACGACGTTGAGGTAGGCGGCTCCAGGAGTGACAGTGACCAGTTCACCGGACTTGTCGATCTCCTTCACGCCCTCCTCCAGGATCGTCTTCATCTCGTTGGCGAGTGCAGAGTGGAGCCGAGATAGAAGCTCCTTCGATGCGCGTTTACTCATTGGGTCCTTTCATGGTCTCGATCTTGTCGTCGAGCTTCTGGGTCTTACGGTCGATGCTTTCGATCTGTGTCTTGATGGTCTCGATACGGCGATTGAAGCTGTCGAGAGTGACGGCATTGGTCTCCGTCTTGAGAGCACCTTCGAGAGCCTGTTGCTCACGGACGAGATCACTGCGCGCCAGCCCGAGAACAACCCTCTTGGTGTCGAGAGTGTCTACGCGGGCAGCACCGATGTCCTTCCGCACCTCCTCGATCTTCGAGGTCACGTAGCTCTCGGTGACGGGGGTCAGCTTCAGGTAGGCAAGGCCACCGTAGACGGGCGTGGCGATGCCGGTCAGGACAGTGAGGCGCGTGCCCCACTCCTGAATGGTGGACCAGGGGATCATGGGGAACTCCGGTGGCCCCCGCCGAAGCGGGGACCTATGCAGGGGTGGAATGATTAGGACGGCGCGAGGATCGCGTCCGCGCGGGTCTGTCCCAGAGCCTGCACCACGGCCGAGTAGAGCGTCTGGTACATCGGGTCAGAGTGGTTGAGGAAGTTGCAGTCGTTGTAGAGCTGGCGCTGACGGACGGGCTGGGCGTTGAGGAGGTTCGTCAGCGTCTGGGCTTCGTCATCCGTGCAGCGCCGCCAGATGTCGGCCTTCTGCGTGATCGCCGGGGGCGCGGGCGGGTCCGTGAAGGCGTCCGTGGTCAGATCAACGATCTTGCCCTGGAACAGCGCCGAAGGGGTCGAGGTGGTGTCCCACCCGATCACCTCCAGGACCGTGCAGCCCTGTGGGAACAGGAAGGACGGATCGACATTCGCTGCCATAACCTGGAGCCCGTTCGGCCCAGGCATGAGAGTCAGCTTCGCGCTACCATCCGTGAAATTGGTGGCTGTGTGTGCGTAGTCGTACCAATCCACCCCGTCCGTGTCCCGCTTGCAGTACATAGTACCGACCGGCTTCTCAAGCGGAAGAGGACTCGGAGTATAGCGGCTCCAAGAGCCATGGGATTTGTAGGTCTGTGCCATGTCTTAGCCTACGTAGCTCACAGTGACCCAGTTTCCATTCTGGTCCTGGACCTGGAGGTATCGGAATCGAGCCGCCCAGAGGTAGCTCCCGCCGTTGTTGGTGCCACCGAGGCCGGTCACAACCGAGCCGGGGAAGTCCTCGACGATGTTGCCAATGCCACTCCCTGGCGAACCCGCATCCTGCCAGAGCTGGGCGGCCTGCTTGTCGCCCGCGATGGCGAGACGCACGCCCTGGAGCGGGTTCAGGTTACCCTGGTGGAACAGACGGTAGACCTGATCGCCGTAGGCACCTCCGCCGAACTTCAGGGTGAAGTCCCAGTCGAGCCCGAGGTAGGCCGAGCCGCGCCCCTGGTTGAAGAACTCGAAGGCAGCTACGGACTGCTGCACGGTTCCCTTCGAGGCGACCGTGATGGAGCCCATACCGGACCCCTGGAGGTCCTGCATGCCGGTCGCGCCGATCTCCGTATCAGTGAACATCACGCGACCGTTGACGGTGCCACCCGCCGACATCGAGAGCTTGTCGCTCAGCGACGCATTCACGGTCGCCGTGTCGGCCTTCGGGAGCAGCGCCGCGTCCACCTGCTCCTTGGTGTAGGTGTCGCTCTTGTCGGCCTTGGCCGCCAGCAGCGTGTCCGTCTCGGACTTGGTGTAGCCGCCCTGCGCAGCCTGCTCGGCGCTCTGGGCCGCAGCAGCCGCAGAGGCCGCCGCATTCACCTCGCTGGTGTGCGCGTTCGTGGCGCTGGTGCCAGCAGCCTGGGCCGCGGAGATGGCCTGACTGAGGGACGTTGAGGCCGCGCTGGCACTCCCGGAGGCCGACGTAGCGGAACCGGCAGCAGCCGTAGCGGACGCAGCCGCGTTCACCTCAGAGGTGTGGGCGTTGGTTGCAGAGGTGCCAGCAGCGGTGGCCTGTTGCGTGGCCGTAGTGGCACTGCCAGCGGCAGCGGAAGCTGAGCTGGCCGCATTGGTCTCGGAGGTCTTCGCAGCCGCCTGTGAGCCCGCAGCGGCGCTCTGCGAGGCAGCCGCAGCCGTAGCCGAACCAGCAGCCGCGGATGCGGAGCCGGCAGCAGCCTGGGCCTGGGCGGTGGCCTGCGCGACCTGGGAGGTCATCGCGGTCTGCGCCCACTTCTTGGTCACCAGATCCTGGTCATCGACCGGATCGGCGGCGTTCTCCACGCGCCGGCCACCCACATCCCACTGCCCGTCACCGGACGGCTGGATCGCGAGGTTGGCCACGTCCTGGGCTTCCTGAGACAGGAACAGGAACTGAAGGGCGCTCTGGTCGAGGTCGTTGGCGGCCAGCACCGAGCCATCGGTGAAGTCCACCACACGGGTGTTGTTCGGGGTGGTGCGCCGGATCTCCACGAGCCCCGTACCGGGGTCGGAGGTGAGCTGCACCATGTTGGGTGAGGTCCAGGTAAAGGGGACGGCAGTGCCATCGACCTTCACGCTGATGTGGGTCTTGGACAAGTACTGGAAGGGAACAGCGTAGTCTACGCCGTTGCCCGTGTACTGCACGTAGCTGTTGGCCATTGTGATCCTTCTAGGAGGGGACTACGCGAGCCCCCTCCTGTGCATGGGTGGATAGATCAGTGCGTGTGTGTAGGCTCTGGGAGTGCTCCAGAACCGGCATCGAGGATCTGGTGGAACACCGGGAGCGAGTAGATGGGTGTCAGCCCCCAGAGCTTGCGGAAGTCCTGGGAGGTGTAGGGGTCATCCCCTCTGACGCCCTTCGAGATCTGGCGAGCCTGGGAGAAGGCTGCGTCGATCAAGCCGGTGGTCGGGTTGGCTCCCCAGCCCTGCGTGGGCTGCTGAGTGGCACGGGTGTCGAACCAGGGATCGCTACCGAAGGCCTGTAGACCGAAGTCGAAGGCACCGGGGATGAGCGACGAAGCGCCCGATCGCTGGAACCCAGCCGCCGCGAGACGGCCGTAGGTGAAGTTCTTCTCGAAGGCCTTCTGCCGCTCGTGGTCGGGCAGCAGGGCATCGTTGAGCCCACGCTGTGCCGCGAACGCCATCGCGCCGGCCAGCATCGAGGCCGCGAAGCCGTAGAGCATGTCCAGGTCGTGATGGTGCGCCAGGGCCAGCGTGTGCTTGCTCCAGGAGCCCAGCGTGAAGTTTCTGAACTGGAACAGGATCTTACCCATCGGGCTACCGATGAAGGCATTCATCTGCCCCAGGTCGTTCTTCTGGATCATCCGGCGAACCCAGGTGTCCAGCGCGTACTCGAAGGTCGCGCGGGTCTGGGGTTCCCACTGATCGAGGCCCAAGGTCTTGATCTTGGTGCCCCTCTCCCCGATGACGTAGGCGTCCTTGTGCTTGCGGATCTCAGCGAGGATCTTCTGCTGCATCTCGGGGCTGATCCCGAGGAGCCGCATGCGTCCCTCGTTGAGCTTCTCGCCCCTCTCACCGGCCGCGACGAACTTGGACAGGGCAGCCTTCAAGGCCCACCGCTCCTGGAACGCCGTGAGCGGCCCGAGGGAGATGTTGTTCACGATGTCCGCGCCCTTCTGAGCCCACCGTTCCGCCGTGTTCAGGCGGCGCGAGCGGGCGCTCAATGTGCTGCCGGTGGCACGCTCGTCCGCAGTCCAGGTTCGACCACGGGTGCGAACGTAGTCCATACCGGCCGAGAAGGTCCGCTCCCAGTGGAGCAGCTCCTCGTCGTCCATCTTGCCCAGCCACACGTCCTTCAGGATGGCCTTCAGGGAAGGCATCGAGGTGAACATGTGACGCAGCCCGACCTCCCCGAGGAGAGTGCCGAACTCCGAGATAGACGCCCAGCCCATCTGGGCCGCGAGGCGGATGAAGTTGTAGTGGCGAAGGGTGCGAAGCACCTGCCCCAACTCCGACCGGTCAACCTCTGAAGGCCGACCGAGGATGGCATCCATCGCCCAGTTGAGGGTCTTCAGTTCCCCATCGAGCTTCCGTCCACCGTCCTCCATGCGGGGGCTCTGCATCTCGTAGGCCTTGATCTTGCGGATCAGCTCGGCCCGGTCCTCATCGCTGTGGATGCCGTTGACGATGAACCGCTCGCTCTCGTCCATGCCCTCCTTGAACAGAGGGTTGGCGATACGGAGGTTCGCCATGCCGACCACACCGCCCATCTGGTGGCTGTAGGACGACACGATGGCATCCATGTTGTTCTCCCACAGCTCGTTGACCGACACGTCTCGCGTGCCGTTCTTGCCTGTGAGGCGCACCGTGTAGTTCTCGTCCATGAGCTGACGGCGCTTCTGCCGAGCGATCAAGTTCTTCTCGCCGGCGTTCTTAGCATCCTGCTCGATCTGGTAGAGAGCTTTGTTGACCTCCTCGATGGAGAACCCGTGCTCGACCAGGGACTTCTGGAGAGCGTCCTTGTCCACACCAGCGAGGATTTGCGAGACCTTCTCGTCATACCCAAAGCGGGCCTTAGCGAAGGTGGTGTAGTACCACTCGCCCATCTTGTTCGCGAACTCGCGGTCCCAGTCAGGATTCAAGCCGTGCATGGCCGGGGCCAGCAGCTTGGGACCGAGCTGGTCACCGAACTCCGCGATCAGGGCGACAGCCCGACTCTGGTTCGGGTAGCGCGGCACGTAGAACTGGTCGTCTATCCAGTCGAGCGAACCGGGTAATGCCGGGAGCTTCTCGCCACGGATCTGACCGGGGTTCTGGGCCATGTCGTACCAGTACTTGCGGACGCGCTGCCAGCCATCGACGGCCTTCAGGACCGAGGGGTCCAGCTCAGCGCGCTTCAGCGGATCACGGATGCGAGCTGCATCACCGACCTCCCGATAGAAAGCCTCCTGTCCACCGAACTTCCACTGGAGAGCCGTGATGCCATGGCGCTGCTGGTACTCGGCACCAGCCGCGTCCCGGATGCGGCCCCAGGCGTTCTCAGCGTCCTCCCGAGCCTTCCGAGCGATGTACTCGGCCGGCATGGTCACGGCGATGCTCTTGTCCTTGTTCCCCACGGGGTCCTGAAGGAGCCCGTCACCGACAGCGGCCACGAGCTTGTTCTCGCTGTTCTTGAGCTTCGCAGAGGCGTCGAAGCGCAGGCCACCGAGCGCGGTCTGAGGGGTCTCCAGGTGCTCCACACCCTCGATGTCATCCCGGATCGGAGCCCGGTAGCCAGGGGTCGAGGCGGCACCGGCACCGGACAGAGACGTGCTGCTCTCCAGCTCGGCCCGCTTGTTGTTCATCAGGTCCAGGGCTTCCCGCATCGGGACCTCGGCCGGACCCTTCAGCCATGACCCGAGCTGGTGCAGACCGACGTAGCCGGCCGTCCCGAGGAGGGTCGTCCAGAGGGCCTGCTCGTTCTCGTAGCCGGGCTTGCTCATGAAGTCCGGGATCTGCGCCGCAGTCGTGCCGGTGAGGCCGTCTGCTGCTGCCACACCGAGCCTGCCCAGGCGGCCGAGCTGCGCACCCTTCGCCGCGAACCCCACCGGGGCCAGGGTAGAGAGCGCGATACCCGCGGGATCACCGAGGGCCACCGCTGCGCGGATCGCGCCACCCCACGGGGTCGCAGCGAGGCGCTGGTCGCGGTAGTTGTCCTTCTGAGCCTGACGCAGGCGGTAGTCGAAGTCCTGCTGGCTGTCCGCCCGAGCGATGTAGTTGACCATGTGGTCGGGCAGACCCTTGATCGTGTCGCCCTTGAGCATGTCCGGCGTCACCCGGAAGTTCGGGTCGTAGACGTTCTGGGTGTTCGTCTTCAGGACGTTGGAGATCGCGCTGTCGTTCTGGTACGCGGCCTTCATCGCCTGGAGGATGCTGAACTTCTCCTTCTCCTGCGCGAGCTTCTGATCCAGCTCCATCTGCGGCGTGTAGGGCACCTTGTAGGACGCCATGCCGTCAGGCCGGGGCTGCATGCCCATGCGGATGGCACCCGCCTGTCGGGCGCTGATGGGCTCGATGTGCCAGTCCTCGCCGGCCACGGGGAAGCCCAGGCCGTACTTGGCGGCGTTGTCGTGAATCCACTTCTTGGCCGCATCGGACTTGTAGGAAAGGTCCGCGGCGAGCCCGTGGTTGTGGTTGGAGTGCCCCGGAGGCGCCACGTGCTTCCGAGCTTCGGCCTCCGAGCCGTACTGGGCCAGGGCCTCCTGCCAGAGCTTGGCTTGGCTCTCCTCGGTGCGGAACCCGGAGTGGATCTTGACCTGACCCTTCAGCTCCGGGGGCATGTCGTTGAACATCTGAGCCAGGGGGCTCTTCAGCTCGAAGCGCATGCCGGACAGGGCCTGCGGATTGTTGCTGTTCGGACCCAGCTCCATGTAGGGCGCGAGGTCGATCACCGGCTTCGGGCCGGCGTCAGGCTCACCCATGAACTGGCCTGCCCAGTGGTACAGGTCGCCCACGGTGTGGACCTTGTTGAAGACGTTCGGGTTCGACGCGATGGCCGCGCTACGGACAGCTCGCTCGATCGGCGTGCTGTGATCATGTGACAGCGCCACCGCGGCCCCTTCCGGCCCGAGGAACCAGCCGATGTAGCTCTCGGTGGGCGTGGGATCACGGCCGAGGACGCGGTGCAGGTTCTCGTTGATCTCGCGCATGTAGTAGGGCGCAGCGCGAGCCTGTTGGAAGGGATCGTTCTTGTTGGTCAGCCCGAGCTGCGGATAGCGCGCAGCCACGCTCCTCCAGGTATCGTCCGTGAACTGGAAGATGCCCGAGGCCGAGCTGTTCGGGTTCTTGGCGTTGGCGTTGAAGCCGCTCTCGTGGTGCGCCATGCGGAGCATCGTGTCCACCGGCACGCCCGCAGACGTGGCCGCACGGGCCAGCTCGGGTTCCCACGGCTGGTTGGACACCGGCAGCGGGGGCAGCTTCTGGACGAGGTGGACCTCGGGAGCGGGGATCTCATCGACCGCGCTCTTGGCCGCACCGGGCACCGGAGGAGCACCGGCCGGGTTCGTGTCCCTGTAGGCGGGCCGGACGGGAGAGACGACCGGTGCGGGCATCTCCGGGGCCGGTCCCTGGACCTCAGGCTGGGGCTGGGGAGCCGGCGCAGGGGTCTCAGGAGCAGGGGCTTCAGATGCCGCAGGCGGGGTGGTGATGGGGGCCGGAGCCCCCACCATCGAGGGAACGCCAGGAGCGGCCGGTGCGGGCTTGGGAACTTCTACGGAAATCTCAGGGAGCTGTACCGGCTCGTCTGCCATAGTTACCTCATTGCTGGATCTCGGCGCCACGGCGCGAGTTTCGGTTGATGATTGCAGGCTTGAACGGGTTGTGGGTCGCCGCCTTCACGGCGTTGAAGACTTGCCCAGCCTGCTCAGCGGCCTTGGCCTGATTGGCCTTGACCTCGTTCTCGATGGGCTTCTGGATCGCGTCGATCTTCTGACGGGTCTCCTGGGCCTCGTTCTGAGCCCGTGTGGCCCGCAGGATGGTCTTCTGACGCTCCTGGTCAGCCAGCCCTGCCAGCATCTCGGGACGCAGGATGCGCCCGTCGAAGTTGTTCCCATTCGCGTCCGCGATGGTCACGGAGTTGGGTAGGGTGGTCAGGGTCTTCTTGTTGAAGAGGACGAAGCTGCCATCGGTGAACGGCTGGAGGGTGATGTCGCGGTAGTCGTCCACCCCGACAGCCTTCGGACCACCCGCAGCTTCCACCACGTTGCGGATGTAGTTCTCCGCGATTGTCTTGAAGTTCTGCGGGATGCGCTGATCGTTCGTGTCGATGCCGTAGCCGTTGACCACAGTGAAATGCTTGGCGGCATTCTCGGTGGCCTTGGCAATCGCCGTCTTGGCGTCGATGTGGTAGGCCTGCATCAGGTACGCGGCCTGCTGCTGGACGACGTTGGTGATCTGCCCGACGTTCTCGGGCACGTCCGAACCGAAGGCGCGACGGAGCCACTGCGGGGCCATCCCGGTCACACCGGTCTGCCGCTCGACCTCCTCGACCACCTTCTTGCGGGCCAGGGCATCCTTCTCATCGGAGCGGTTGGCATAGTACATGGCCGCCGCTGAGAGCTTGTCCCGATCGCTGCCGGGCATACTGTCCGCGGCCTCGAAGATCGTCCGAGCGCGGCTGTCGTAGATCTGACCGACGAGGTTGGGAGCCCCGGCGTTGATCTGCTTCCACCGCTGGTAGGCCTGCATGGTCCCTTCAGGCATCTCCTTCGAGGCCATCTGGGCGTTCGTGGTGAGCTGGTTCAGGCCAGCGTCAGCCTCGTCCTTCCACTCCTTCGGGTAGATGCCGGCGCGGGAGAAGGTCTCCAGCTCCGTCTGGTTGCGCCAGACCTGGGCCTGCTCCTTGGTGAGCTTGCCCGTGTTCACGAGCTGGCTCTGCTGGAAGTCCAGGGACTTGCCGATCTGCTCGACCGCATCCTGCTTCTGCTGCTCCGGGGAGTAGGGAGACAGGGCGGTGTGATCGCCCTTCAGGAAGTAGTTCGGCTGCTTGATCTGCTCGACCTTGGGGACGAACATCTTGCCGTCCTGGATGGTCTGGACGTTCCGCGAGAGGATGTCGGTCTTATCGTTCTCCGACATCTGCTGGGCGGTGTTGACGGCCTGCTTATCGGCCTGCGCCTGGAGGGCCTCGTAGCGGGCCTTCTTCAGGGCCGTGATCGTTCCGGCCGGGATGAAGTTGTGACGGCTCTCGTTGTAGTCGTCGATCTGCTTCTCGGTCAGCGAGGCCGGATCGTGCTTGGCCAAGAACTCCATGTGGGCCAGATCACTGGTCGTGGTGTTCTTGTAGATCTCGTCCCGCTTCTTCTCGATGTCGGCCGCGATGCCCTGGTAGACCTCACCGAGCCCGTTGGGGGCGTCGATCAGGCGGCGTGGAACCCCATCCTCGCCCTTGCGGGGCGTCTGGAGGATGGCGAGCATCTGCGTGGCGTACTGACCGGCCAGCTCGGGGCGCTGGTCCATGTCGTTCATCAGGGGCTGGAAGGCGCCCTTGATCTGCTTCACCTGTTCCGAGTAGGGGAGCCGGGAGATGTTCTTGTTGAGCTGGAAGTAGGTGGCGGCCTGCTCAACCGTCTGGTTCGGGTCCGCGTTGTCGTTGACTTGCTTTCGGACCAGGGCAGCGAAGCCACCTTGGGTCTCGGCAGCCTGCTGGTAATCGGTCTGCTGCTTCAGTGTATTCAGGTAGCCGCCAGCGATTTGGTTGCGGTAGCTCTGAGACTGATCGAAGTAGGCAGACGAGAAGCCCTTGTTCGGCCCGAACGTCGCGATGTCCCGCTGGACCATCTTATCCCACTCAGCAGTCGGGTCCATGTTGGCGTTGCCGTTGACGGTCCACCACTGCTGAAACTTCTGGAACTGGTTGTCCGCTTGGATACGAGCCAGCTTCTCACCAGCGAACTGCTGGTTCAACTGGCTGGCGAACACCGGGTACTTCTCCGGCTGGTTCACCATCTCGTGGATTTCTTCCGGGGTCTTACCGTTGATCGCGTTGATCACGGCGTCCTTGTCCGGCTTCTTGGTCTGGCTCGCGGTGGCGTTCTTGTAGCCTGTCAGCGCGCTGTTGAGCTGCGACAGCCCCTGGATGAGGCTGTCGTAGTTGCTGTTGATGGGCGGCGGGGCCGGGCGCGCGTACTTGTCCACCGGAGTGGCGACCGGGCGTAGGGCGACCGGCTGAATGGTTTCGGAGCCATCCTTGAGGGGCATCGAGCCCCGCAGCTCCTGTTTGCCGGTTTCGTCTAGGGGGTCCTGGACCGGACCCAGACCGACCATGTTGGGCATGTTGGTTCCTTACTCGTTGAGCCCGAGGCTGTTGATGCCGCTGCGTGCGGGGGTGGCGGCCTTCACCGCTGCGCCGGCAATGCCGAGCATGGCGCCCGCGAAGGACGGCTGGACGGCGCGCTTGACCGAGTTGATCCGGTCGAGAGCCTCGTAGCTGAAGCCCTTCTTCTGGTTCTCGATCTGGTTCAGGGTCCAGTCGAGGTTGGAGTTGACGTTGCTGATGGAGCGATCCGAGGCGCCGTTGATGTCCTGCATCAGGGCTTCGGTAGAGTTACCGTAGGCACCACTCTCTCCAGCCGCGACCATGTTCGTGGCGAGAGCCTTCTGGGCCTTCAGGGTGGTGTCCATGTTCTGTTCAGCAGCGGAGTTCATCTCCTGCATCTCGCGGGTATTGCTGTCTACCTGCTTCTGCTGAAAGGCGGCGATGGCGTTGATCTTGTTCTGCTCGTAGAGACGGTTCTGCTGGTCGGCCTGCTCCTGCTGCTGAGCGAAGCCCACCATGGACGAGCCGGCAGAGACCGCCAGCCCGATCAGGCTGATGGGGTCACACAAGGGTCTATCCTCACGAACTCAAGGAAGGGTCTGCGCTCGACCCCGTACTCGGGGTGGCGCTGGATGAAGGTGAAGCCGAGCCACTTCAGCCACTCGATGTGGACCGTGTTGCGCTCGTCTACGGCGTTGGTCAGGAGCGGGAACTCAGCCTGGAGCTTGTCCACCCACCACCTGGAGGAGCGGAGAAAGTTCACGCGCTCCTTCAGGATGGCTTCGGTGGCGAGGAGCCAGATGACTCCCCTCCCCTCGAATGGGACACAGCCCCCGATACAGAGCGGATGGTTGTCCCGACCGAGCCCGACCTGACAGTCAGGCGTGGCGCACCAGCTCTCCAGAAGAGCCTCGAAGGGTTCCTTGCCAGAGGCAGCACGCAGTTCGGCCTCATCCTCCGGTCGGAGGTTGAGAGCCATGAACTCCACGTCCTCGACGCGGGCGGGTCGGTAGGGGATCATCACATTCTCCGGGATCGGATGGTGTAGAAGCCCTCCCATTCGGCGCCGAGGAAGGCGCACGGGAGGTGCGTGTCGTTGAACAGGGTGATGGTCACGAGGTCGTTCTTCGAGGCCACGGGGAACTCGAATTGGCTCGTGTCGAGCGCCACCTGTCCGAGGACGTTCGTGTTCACGCCGAGCACTCGGCCGGTGAACGGGTAGACGTAGGTGTTGCCTGCCGCGGGCGTGACGTGAGCCTCGAAGTAGCCGGTCTGGCTGTAGCTCACGCGGCAGTGACGGATCTGGAGCCGGCCCTCGGTCACAGCCTCCTGGCCCTGCCCACCAGGGGCGCTCTCACGCATGATGAAGGGGCTGAAGGTGTAGGCGAAGGCGTACTTCACGCCGACGAAGAAGCTCGTGACGTTGCCCCGGAGCTGGTAGCTGTAGCGCCCATCTTCCCCAGTGGTCCTGGTGTAGGGGATCACAGCACCTTGCTTGTAGGTGGCGTCACCGGCCCAGGCGACGAAGACATACTCCTCGCCGGGCTGCTCGATCATCGGCAGCTCCACGTAGGTCACCGGTAGATCACTGCCGTCCTGCATGGTGCCGTAGGACAGCACCGCGACCTGGGTCTGATCGAGACGCCGATCGAGGTAGACCTGATAGCTGGCCTGCACGTCCACCACGCCCGAGGCGAGGTACATGCTCTCCAGGTACAGGCCATCCGGCCGGCTGATCAGGAGGATCAGGGTCGAGTTGATGAAGCCCACATCGAGCACTGTGGAGCCCGCTGGCAGCACCCACTTCGACCAGGACGACTGAGCCTTCGTGTTGCCGGCCCAGTAGTAGCGGTAGACGTAGATCGCGTCCCGCACCTTGTCCGAGAGGCACACGATGGTGTTCTCGTTGGTCGAGCTGGCCATCTTCCTGATGTTGCCAGGGACATACGTGGGGCAGTGAGCCGTCACGTCCGTGGCATCTTGGATGGCCGTCACCGGGTCCACGTAGTACTCGCGGAGACCGGAGTACCCTCCCCTGCTCTGGGCGAAGTAGACGTTGTTGCCGGCGTTCACGGGGTTCGCTGTGGTGTCACAGGCGAAGCTCGTGGTCACGTCGATGCCCATGGTCTTGGGCGTCAGGAGGTCCGTCTTGGCGAGCTGGAACTGCGTCTGGTCGGACAGCAGCATCAGCGTCTGGTTGAACGGCACCGCGGCCCGAAGGATCGAGACTTGGTTCGTGGTCACGGCCACGTCGATGGGGTCCGTGTCCAGGGTCTGCATGGCGGTGTTGCGCCAGAAGTTGAAGAACTTCCCAGCCCTGGAGAACACGATGTTCTCGTCCGCCAGGAAGCCTAGGCGGTTGCGGTAGAACACGATGTTGTTGATCTTCGAGTCAACGAAGCTGGGCATGGGCGCGCTGGCATCGTCTCCCACCTCTCGGGTATCGAAGACGGCCTGCTCGAAGGAGAAGGTTCCGTCCGCGTCACGCACCAGGATGTGTGGCATCGTGGAGTTGTCCAAGGCGGTGAGCTGCTCGGGAGCCGTGGTCTCGACCCAGACGCCGCCGTGCGGGTTGGCCGGATCGACCTGGAACTCGACCCAGTAGTTGTCGAAGTTGTTCTGGTCGGTGCCTGTGATCTCCACCACCATGCCGCCCACGCCCTGTGCGGGCAGATCCTCGAAACGCTGGACCTGACCGGACACGAGTCCAATCGACTGGTTGCCGAGGGCATCGAAGATCGCGACAGGGAAGTCCCGCGTCGCGTTGTGGAAGTACAGGTTCGAACCGAACTGCGTGCAGGTCGTGCCGTTGTTCTGTCCACCGTTGGCAACCCAGTTGTCGTGGATCTGCTGGGCGATGTAGGACGTTTGGACGTGCTGCTGAGCGGCCTGCTGGAGAGCTGCGTTATCGCCCGACCAGTCGGTCTGCATGAGGCCGGTGACGCCATCCACCTGGACGGAGTAGCCGGTGTTGTAGGCACCCTGCTTGATCCAGATGAGGGCCGAGTAGCCGTTGCGAGGCTTCTTGCTCGTGGGATCGCTCTTCACCGTCACCGTCTTGTTCACGATGAAGGTGTAGTCCGCGATCGTCACGGCCTTCAGCTCGGTCTCCGGGTCATCGCATTTCAGGTAGTCCACACCGTTCGGGGTGTTCACCTGACGCGGATTGCCGGCGAGATCGTGGATCTGGATGCCACCGTCCCCGGTGATCGTGAGCACGTACTGCTCGGTCGGGTCACGGTTGATGACGTGGCTGAAGCCGGTGGCCATGGGGCTGTCAGACAGCTTCGCGACGTGGCGCGTGGGAGGTCGCTTCTTGAGCCCCTCAGCCACGCTGGACAGGCCGTTGATCTGCTCCTGGGCCTGCGAGGCGAGCCGCAGCGTGTAGGGCTGCTGGCTGACGCCGTTGACGAGGTTCGGGATGGCGCTGGAGATCAGAGCCATCTTACCGGTCCAGAACTCGTGCCACGCCCCAGCTCTGGAAGATCGAGGCGTCCATCGTCTCGGCCTCCGCGCTGATCAGCTCGTTCCAGGCGACCGCTTCGTCCTGCTGCTGCATCTTGGCGAGGGCTTCAGAGCCCACGCGGTCCTCCTGGAACTTCCGAACTGAGGAGAGGGTGATGTACGTCCGCGCAGCCTGAGGCAGATCCTCGAAGGCCAGGAACTCGACCAGATCGACGCGCAGGTCCTTATCGAAGACGAAGCTGTTGGTCTTCTTGTTGTAGAGCCGGTTGCCCCGCTGGATGACGGGATGTGTCCGGTTGTCGTCCCCTACGGTGTCCACCCTGAGGGTGTTGTCGGGGAGGATGATGGTCTTGTCGGGATAGGAGCGAACCAGGAGAAGGTTCTCCTTGGTGTTCCAATACCAGCCGCGTTCCTGGACGTGACGGGAAACCGTCTCCAGGGTCTGTTGCGCCAGGACCGCATCCACCATGCCGGTGTTGTCGAGCGAGTTGACCGGGCTCTCCCCGATGGCTCGCAGCATGGTGTTGACGGCCATCAGCTCAGTGGTCGGAATGAGGTCCATGATGGCTCCGAAAAAAAAGCCGAGAGCCCCGTGAGGGACTCCCGGCCAGGGTGGTTAGTTGTGCGGGGGTGGATAGGTCCGCTTACGCGGCAGCCTTCACCACCTCGACCGCAGCCTCGGGACGGAGGATGCCGTGGCCGCAGGCGTACTTGCCGACCATCAGGGTGGACTGACGGCGGACGGAGTACTCGGACTCCATGCCCAGATCGAGCAGCTTCACGGTGCCGACCGCGCTGGAGTGCAGCGCCAGACCAACGGTGTTGGAGAAGTCGCCCGCGTAGCGGTCGCCCGTGCCAGCCTCGACGGTGCCGTTCGCGACGACCGTGGAGGGCAGGTTGTTGGTCTTGATCAGCTCGAAGCCGGCGACCTTGAGCACCGAGCCCTCGGCATACGAACCGCGGCCACCCCAGAACTGGTTGATGGTCGTGGTGTTCTGCGCGAGCGCGTAGTACTGGGCCGGACGGAGCCAGAAGGTACGGCCCTCCTCCGGGACGTTCTTCTCGTCCAGGATCTGGGCGGCCTTGAAGAGCGTGGCGGCGAACTTGACGCCATCCAGCTCGTCACCAGCGGCGGCGAGGGTGATCTGCGAGCCACCCGGCAGACCGTTCACGACATTGCTGCCGCGAGCCGCGAGGACGGCGGTCTGGAGGATGTGGAGGTCCATGGCTCGGGCCAGGGCCTCGCCCATCTCGTTCGAGTAGATCGAACGGATGTCGTAGTGGTTCATCGCCTCGTCGATGTTCGCGATCGACACGTCCGAGATCAGGAGGTCGTCGATCGGGATCACGACCTCGGCCTGATTGGCCTGATCGCCAGTGATCTCGGTGCCGGGGACGTGGTAGCGGGCCGAGACGAGGCCGGTGCGCGGGAACTGCGCCGACTTGCCGTTGGAGATCGTGCGGACCTGGGTCCGGCCGAGAGCGAGGTTCTTCGCGTGGAAGGCGGTAAGGACTTCGCCAGCGAAGACCTTGAGGAACAGCGCCTGAACGTCGCCAGTCTGATTGATCTGGCCAACGCGGACGACGGTATTGTCTGCCATTTGTTAAGTCTCGTGAGTGTTCTGAGGGAAGTTCATGACTCTTCCTTCGACTGCTCACAGCTCACACAGGGTTGTCCCACCTCGGTGGGGCCAAGCATTTGCAGTGTTGTGTCGGGGTAAGTCTTGGGGTCACCGCGCATACTGTTGGCGCAGGTGTGACCAGTTCCTCATTTCACGAGAGTGGGGTGCTCAGTTACTTTAGAGCACCCCGTAGTCCTAACGACATCTGGGGATCGGACCCAGAGCCGAGATCTGGATCACCTCCCTTCGGTGGCTCCTGCATAGGAAGCCTGATAGTCCTGCCACATCGAGATCACTCGGTGGCCACAGTTGGCCTTCTCCAGCTCGCTCTTGCGGAGCTTGGCGATAAGCACGAGGACTTGCTTGGTGGTCATGGTGGTCTGCTTCGGAGCAGGCACCAGCTTGTCGAAGCAGGCCTTCACATCCGCGGGGATGTCAGGTGCAGTGACGAGGCTAATGGCCGGCTGCGAAGATGTCACGCACGCGCTGAGTAGCGTCTGCGTCAAGAGCAACATGACCAGGGTCCCGAGTACCCTTAATCGTGGCACGGCTCTTCTCCTTGAAGGTGGTGATGCGCTTGGTGTCTGCCGCAGCGCGAGCGGCGTCTGAGGCCTGGATCTTCTGATCAGCCTCGATCTTCTGCTTGAGGGCCTCTTGGTTGGCCTTCAGGGTCGCGTTCTCCGACTGAAGCTCCTGCTGCGCGACCTTGAGCTTCTCGGTGTAGGCGCAGGACCCGAGCCCACCCAGGATGAGGGTGAGCACGAGGCCGGCGATGGCGTAGATGCGGATCATCGACCGAGGGCCTTCTTGATGATGGCCACGGTCAGGACGACCAGTGTGTAGAGACGGGTCATTCGATGCCCTCCAGGCATAGCGCGCTCTCAGCGGAGCGGCGTCGCACAAGACCCAAGAGCACACGGCCCCCGGCCTTGTTGAAGGCTTCCATCTTGTTGCAGGCCAGCTTGTAGTTCCCCTTGTTGTACTCTCGCACAACGGAGGAGTTGCAGAAGCCGGCCGGGCCGATGTTGTAGGCGAGCGAGGTGAAGGCCACCTCGGTCTTGTCGGACATGGGCCGCTTGATGCAGCCCTCGACCTTGGTGGCGAACTCATCCAGCCGAGAGACGAACTTGGCGTCACACAAGGCCTTAGTGGTGGTGTCGCCCATGTGGACGCCCTTGGTCTCGCCGTAGCAGATCGTAGGGACGCCCACCGCATCACGGTATGCGACTGTGCGCAGGCCCTCGAAGCCTCCGATGAGGGAGACCGCGAGGGCCGCTGCGTAGCCGCTCTTACGCAGGCGGCTCATTGGTTCCTGAGACCTTCTCTTGCTTGATGAGCCGGACCCCCATCGAGGCCACGGTCAGCACGAGCGAGATGATCGCCAGGGTGAGCGGAGGGATGATGGTGGTGCCGGTGAGGATCGGGACGACCGAGAGCGCCGCCGTCAGCACGATGTTCAGGAGATCCAATCGGATGCTCCAGGCGTGCTTGAGGACGGCCTCCCAGTTGTGGACGAGGTTCACAGGATGTTGGAGCGGGCCAGCCGCTCACGAACGTCACGCCGGAACGCCTCGCTGGTCTTGTAGCGGGGGTCCTGCATGTCCTTCATCAGCTCGCTGTTGTCCCGGTAGACGGGGCCGAGCGAGGGCGCGGTGTTGCCGCTGTTGACGAGCTGGGGCTCCACGCCCACGGCCGCGTCGTACTTGGACTTCAGGCCGGCGATAGCGAACTTCGCGGCCTCGACATCCGAGCCGTTCATGATGTTGTTGAAGGCGACCTTCTCGGCCGGGGTCATGTTCGCCGCGGCCCAGGTCTGGATCTTGGCGTACTCCTGCGGGCCGCCGACCGGCTCCGTCACCGTGGCGACGAACTGGTTGGCCTGGGCCTGCTGGCCGGCGATGTAGCTGTCGATCACCGAGTCGGTCAGACCGATGCCCTTCAGGGCCGCACGGTCTTCATCCGCGAGCTTGCCGTTCGCTTGGAAGCGCGCTGAGATGGCATCGTAGTCGAGGCCAGTGCTCTTGAGGGCTTCCCGAGTTGCATCGGGGGTTGCCGTCTGGGCATGCTCGGGCGTCACGTCCGCGGGCGTAGCCGGGGGCGGTGGCGTCTCGGTCTTGGTGGCGTCAGCCGGGGTGTCTTCGGTCTTCGCGCCGGACTGCTTCTTCTCCAGCTCGCGGTAGCTCTTGGCGAGCCCCTCGACATCGACCTGACCGTCCTTCCAGAACTTCTCCGGGATGTGGTCGGGACGCTGGGGAGCAGCCGAGCCTTCAGCGCCAGGGGCGACCTGGGCGGCATCGAACTTGGCCGCCATTGCGGCATCGTGGCCCTCGGGAGCCGGGGTCACGGAGGTGTCGAGCGAAGCGCCCGTGTTCAGTGAGGTGCTGTCGGACATCAGAAGTGCTCGATTGTCAGCCCGTCATCGGTCTTCTCGACCTTGCGGGGCTTGCGGGTTGAGGGTGTGGTAGAGACCCCCGAAGAGGTCTCCACCGGTGCAGAGGTTTGGTCAGCCGTTGCCGGCTTGCGGGGCTGCTTGGCCATTGAGCTTCGTATGCTGGTCGATGAGGGACTGGGTGATCCCACCGGCCTGATTGAGAGCCTGAGGACCGAGCTGCTTGACCATCTCCATCATCTGGGCCTGCTGCTGGTTCTGCTGGACCTGATCATCCGAGTAGATGAGGCCGTCCATCTCGATACCGTCAGCCGTGCCAACCCGCTTGATGTACTCGCCCACGTTCAGCCGCTGTGCGATCTGTTCGGGGCCAAGGGGTTCCAGGTTCTGAAGGAGGCGCTGGAGCTTGGTCATGTCGTTGCCACGCCCGAGGGCTTCGAGGCCCGTGGTGATGGCCGGCTTGATCATGCCCGGCGGGAGAGCGGGGAGTTTCCCCTGACGCTCCATCTGGTGCATCAGGCGGTTCACGAGCGGGAGCTGGAACTCCTGGCTCATGAGGCTGTAGACGCCGCCGAGGCTGTCCTCCAGCTCGCCAGCCATGAGGCGGATCTCCTCGGCCGTCACACGCTCCGCTTGGCGGGTCGCGGACTGGGCGAGCATGAAGGCCTGGGACAGGCGCTCCTCGATCTGCTGCATGGTCTGCTGGGCCACCGAGAAGTCGGCGTGCTTGTTGAGCTGGAGCACCGTCACGTCCTCGGCATTTCCGGCGCGAACGGCTCCTGACGGGGCCTTGGAGATCGTGTCGATACGGGTGTTGCCGTTGGGCTTCACCAGGAAGAGCATCTTGGCAGCGGCTGCGCTGCCCTCCACGATGGCCTGGGAGAGTCCTTCGAGAGACCTGAGGTCCCCGAGGTATTCCTCGACCAGTCCACGTCCGTAGTCCTCACCGTCGATCTTGGTCCAGCGCAGGGGCATCCACGGGCTCTTGTCGAGCGGATAGGTGCCCTTGGACTTGGGGATCACTTCCCCCTCCACCTCCTGGTGAACCGCCCAGTGCTTGTCGGTGCGGCGAACCCAGGTGTAGAGCTTGATGGTCTTCTCGGTGCTCTCGTCTCCATCCTTGTCGCCATCGTTGCCCGCGAGCTTGCGAGCCCTGATGACCTTGCGGATGACGTTCGGGAGCACGGACGGGCTGATGTCCTCCTCGGTGACGATCTCCAGGACGTTGCCGGAAGGGTCACGGTGGACGACGTAGCTGTCCAGGCGGAAGGCTCGCATGCCACCTTCGGGAGGCAGGTAGCAGAGCACGTTGCCGCTGTTGATCAGTTGCTTGAACGCCTCGAATGCGGTGGTCCGCACGGCGTTCGCTTCGACCGCGGTCTGCACCGCGCGTTCGATCTTGTTGAGGGCCTTGTCTACCTCACCCCGCATGCCGGGCTGGCCGGTGATCTTCTCCAGCGCGAAGTCGTCGATGACGAGGCGGAAGAAGGGGGAGTTGGGAGGCAGGAGGGCCAGGACGAGCTTGGAGGCCAGATTGTTCAGGCCCCGCGCGCCCATCGACTGGAAGGGGGTCGGGTACTTGGTCGTCGGGCCATGACCAGCCGGTGGCATGATCGTGGGGATCGTCACCCTGGCGCAATCTCTTGCGCGCTCCAGGAAGACGTATCGTTGCGAGACGAGGTTCGCGTACCGCCCCGCGGCGGTCTGGCTCATCCGATTAGGTTGGGATGTTCAGGCCGCTGCCACCGGTCGTGGTGGGCTGGGTCGGGTCGATCCGCAGAGCAGCGCGTCCAACGCGAGCGGCGTTGAGGCTGTCGTTCTGCGAGCTGTCGGTCTTGGGGGCCGTCTGAGCTACCGCTGCCGTGGGCTGTGCCGGGGGCGGAGCTGGAGGCGGGGGAGTAGGGTCGTTGTGCGAGCTACCGCCAAAGCACATGGGTCAGAGTACCTCTCGGGTCAGAATGTTTTCGTTCTGCTCCTCGTAGATCCCCTTCAGGTGTCGGATGACCCGCTGAACCCCAACCTGTGCCCACACCTCACGATCGTGATCGTTGATGTTAGGAACCTGATCAGGGAACATCTCTGAGAGGTACTGTAGGAGCTGTTCTTCGATGATTGGTTTTTTCATCGGGGGTTTCCTAGTGGTCCTGGTGATTGGCTGGAAAGGGTGCTAACCCCTTCCAACCATTCAGCTTTCGGGTGTCCTAAATTCCGCAGGAACCGCCCTTACCGGACACCTCGCAGATGTCGGTCCAGGCAGCCTCCGCGAAGGTCTTGCCGAGGTTCTCTACCGCTTCCCGGTACGGGACCGACGTGAGCGGCTGACCTCCTCTTGCGCCATCCGGGTAGCAAGTGAAGCCACGGAGACGGTGTGCATAGCGAGCAAGAGTGCCCGCAAAGCCTGCCACAGTGCCCTCATTGTTCAGCTCCGTTCCCCATGCGGGGAGGTTGATCGTGGACGAGATTGCCATGTCCACAAAGTCTTGGACATCGGCCTGGAACTTGATCCGCCGCTCGAAGTCTGCGGCGAGGTCGATGGCACTTTCGATCGTCTCCGGGTCAGCCCCGTAGCGGTCGATGAGTTCTTGCGCAGCACCGTCAACGACGTACTGGTAGTTCCACTCCTTGTCGCCCTTCAGCCAGCGGCGCTTGTAGGCGACCGCGAACAGGGGCTCGATGCCGGTGGTGGTGCCAGCCAGGATGCCGATGGTCCCGGTCGGTGCGATGGCGCGGAACGCCACCGGGTCCGAGATCTCCAGCTCCTCCGCGAAGTCGAGGCCGGTGTACTCACTGGTCTGCGCGTAGACGTTGAGCCACTTGCGTAGCTCGTCCGTGACCTCGTACCGAGATCCACGCTGGATGAGCCACTCGTGGACACCCATCAAGCCCAACCCGAGGCGGCGGTTCTTCTCCCGCGTCTCGTAGATCTTCTGGTAGGGAAGCTGGGCCTTCAGGGTCCCGCACAGCAGGAACTTGGTGCCCAGCTCGACCACATGGTCGAACTCCTGGATGGTCTCGATGCGGCTCATGTTCACCGAGCCCAGGTTGCAGACATCACTGTCGTCCCGGCTCGTGACCTCGGTGCAGGCGTTGCGGAGCGTCTCGCCCGCGTGCTCACCGAAGTTGAACGAGAAGCCCGGCTCCGCGGTACGCAGGGCCTGCGCCACGTTCATGTGGAAGATGTCGCCATAGTCCCCAGTACGGCGGTAGTGGTCGAGCCACTTGTCGTCGTAGTTAAGGGACACATTGGTCATGTCCAGCGGCGCAGGAAAATTGAAGTCCTGTTGTTTGATGTCCCAGAGCGTCAGGCCTGTATTGCCGACCGGCATGTTGTGCCAGTCCTTGGCGACCAGGAAGTCTTTGGCATCCGGGTGGCTGTGGTCGAGGGAGGCGTAGATGGCCGAGCGGCGCGAGCCACCCTGCATCACCCTGCGGCCGATCTCGTTGATCATGAGCATCTTCGGGATCGGGCCTGAGGCCGTCCCTCCGGTGCGCTTGATCAGCGAGCCAGCCGGCCGGTAGACCGAGTAGTCGGCACCGATGCCGCCACCGGTCATGAGACAGCTCTCAGACTTCCAGGACAGGTTCGCCCAGTCCTCGCGACTGTCTTCCTCGGCCTTGAGGAGATAGCAATTATTAAAGAAGGGGTTAGGCCGTCCAGCGTAGTAGAGATACCTCCCGCCGGGGATGAACTTCATGTCCGTGACGAAGCCGATCAGTTCCTCGACTTCGCTCTTGTACATGTGCTCTGAGCACACCTGGGTGACGAGTGTGCGGGCAAGGTCGGCCCAAGTCTCGCACCCCTCATGGGCGTACTTCTGATTGAAGATTTGTTCCGCGAACTGGGTGCGGAACTGAGGGTTGCGATTGGAACGCCAGCCCATTGTTTCTCTCTTCTTATGCAGGGGTGGATAGATTAGCCGATGAGGGCGCGGATCTTCTCAGCCACAGCCTTGGCGGCTTCGGCCTCCTTGGAGTGCTCAGCGGCTTCCTTGGTGGCCACAGCAGCGGCTTCGAGGCGCTCGGCAGCGGCAGCAGCACGCTGCTCCGCGGCGGTCTCCAGCTCGGCCAGGGTCTTGGTGAAGGACGAGAGGATCGAGGAGACGGTCTTGAGTTTGAAGAACATGGTCGGTGCTTTCTGTGCAGGGGTGGATAGGTTCAGGCAAGCAGATCTTGCAGCTCGGCCGGCTTGTAGTTCGGTCCCTTCAAGACCTTGCCGTCCTCTCGGCGCTTCACCGAGCCATCGGGCATGGCCTTGCTCATGTTGCTGTAGTGGACGCGCAGCATGGCGGCTCGCTCGACCTCCGGTGGGAAGGCGTCGAGGAGGTCGAGGATGATCTCGTCGTCCATCACAGTCTTGACCACAGCCAGGGCCGCGGCCGGATCGCCCTTGGCGAGCATGTGGCCCACCGTCACGTACTCCAGATCGGACAGCTCCTTCAGGAGGTGAGCCGCAGCCTCCTTGACCTCCTTGGCCTCCTCACGGATCAGGCCGCGCCAGAACTCAGGGTCCATCGGGGGCTCGAAGGTGTCGCAGAACTCCTGCACCAGCTCGGGGCTTTCCCGCTGGTCGGTCAGGAGCTGGAGGATAGTCTCCTCCTTCTCCTGGCGCTTGCTCTCTTCCTTCCCGACAACCTGCCGGGTCTGGAAGTCTACGTGGATGATGTCGGCGCTCATGCCTTCTCCAGTTGTCGCAAGATGCGGTTCGCGAAGAAGATCATCTTCCTCACGTCGTAGGCGGCATCCGTCCCAGACTTCTCACCGAGGCGGTAGCAGGCCTTGAAGATGTTCCCGAGGGCGAAGCTCATCTTCTTGTGCTCGATGAGGTCGTTCAGCTCAGTGGCACCTTCCGGGATCTCGTAGTAGCTCGTGGAGCCACCGTCAGAGACTACGGGGCCAGCCTCGTCAGCGACCGCTACAGGGGCCGTGGGAGGCAGGCAGTACTCACCCTCGGAGTGCGGGGCGAGGCACTTCGGGCAGAGGCGGGGCTCCCAGAGCTGCCAGTCTGTGCAGCGCATGCACCGCTCTGGGATCTTCTCCAGGCTGTCGTGACGACAGGTGACACAGGTCTTCACGTCGGGGACCACAGGATGGGCTCCTTCTTCTGGAAGTCGTAGTCGGATGCTCGGAGGATGCGGGCCACGCGGGCCTGGACCAGGGCGTCAGCCTCGGTCAGCCCAGCATCCTCGAAGGCGGCCAGGACGGTTGCCCAGCTCGGGTCCTTGGCGAGGAGCTTGTCGGCCTTCACAGGACCAATGCCGGGGCAGCCTCCGTACCCATCGGTCACGTCCCCGGTGAGGGTCTGCCGAAGGTGGAAGAGGTCTGCTTGTTCGCTAGTGGTCCTGGTGATTGCCGTGTCGGGCCAGCGAACGTAGCCGGCAGGGATCTGCATCATGTCCTTGTCGATGGACACGATGATCCGGTCCTCGCCCTTCGGATTGCTCCGGGTGGCGAGGATGCCCATGCAGTCATCCCCTTCGAGGCCGGGCCTGAAGTAGGCACCGCGCTTCTCGATCAGGAACTCCTTGAGGGCCTTGAGCACGAGGGGCTTCTTGCCCCGCTTGCCCTTGTAGGTGGGCAGCACACCGCGCCGGAAGTTGCCCTCGCTGTCCGTCAGGCACAGCACGGGCTCGCCCTTCAGGGTCCGCTGGATGGTGCTGATCTGGCTGTCGAAGGTCTCCAGCACCTCCTCGAAGGAGGCGTGCCACGTCCAGTATCCGGGCTCGTATTCCAGCTCCTTCAGGCAGGCCGTGGCCGCGTTGTACGCGATCACGTCTGCGTCGATCAGGAGGACTCGCTTACCCAACGGTGCGATCCTCCAGGTAGTCCGAGAGCTGCTCGAAGCCACCGACCAGCTTGTCCCCGTGGTAGACCTGGGGGACGGTGCGGTGGCCGGCTGCGATCAGCTCGGCGCGCTTCTCCGGGTTCTGCGACAGGTCCACGTAGGTGAAGTCCTGCCGGGTCACGCCCAGCAGCTCCTTGGCCTTGTCGCACCACGGACAGCCTGGGCGGCCGTAGACGATGTATTCAGCCACGGCGGCACCCATAGGCGTAGATGTTGAAGCCCTGCTCGTTGTAGAAGGGCTGCTTCTTCGCGAGGTACTGCTGGCCGCTGATGAGGCACTGCTGGGGAGTGACCTCCTTCAACAGCTTCACTTCATCGAGCACGCAGCCAGGATGTGCCGACAAGATGCCGGCACAGACGGTGATGATCATGTGCATGGGTGCATACCTTAGTCCACGAGAGCAGACCAGGACTCGGGGAAGAGAGGCCGGATGATCCGGTCCCAGTCCGCGGCGAGGTCCTGGATTTCCTTCTGGGCATGCGCGTCGTGGCGCAGGCCGTAGGCTCGGGCGAAGGCGGCGAGTGAGCCTGTGATGTAGTACGAGGTCATCATGGACTGCGGCAGGAGCATTCGCGCCTGTTCGGGGCACACACCGTTCGACAGGAACAGGTTGTAGAGCCCTTCAGACCGCTCCAAGTGCTCGGCGTAGGCGTCGTTGAGCATGGCTTGACCCATCTCATCGAACGCCTCTGCCGAGCCTTGCTTGGCCTTCACATGCCGCTTCCTCCACACGGGGGAGAAGAACAGCGGCTTGTCGTCCACGTAACGGCGGGAGATCTCGTTCTCCGTGAAGCCGATCTTGTGCTTGAACCGCTGGCGAGCAATCGGGATGCTCACGGTCTCACGCAGGGTGATCTGGTTGTGACTGAACGGGGTCCAGTGCTTATGGTTGGCGAGGTAGCGAAGTAGACGCTCGTCGTCGTACTTCAGCGCACCTGGAACCTCCCACTCGCTCTCCTTGTCGAACGACACCCGAGCGGCGTTAATCACACGGAGGTCGTCCCCCATGTGGTCGATGTACTCAACCTTCTGCTGTGTCATAGCCCATCTGCTCCATGTACCGGAGACCACGGGCTGTGATCATCCAGGTGTTGCCATACAGGCCGGTCGCGTGACGGGTCGTGATGAACCCATCAGAGGCGGCCATGGCCACGTGATCTGCCGCGTACCGGGCGTAGTCACTCTTGGTCCTGAACGGTGCCTTCCAGGCGTGGTACAGAACATCAGTGAGTTTCACACCAGTTCGCGCCGGCCTTGAACTCTCCATCAACGGGGATGCGGAAACCGAATACACGACCGGCTTCGCGCATTGCTTCAACGAGGACTTCACCGACTTCATCTGCGATTTCCTTTCTTACATCGACCTGCATCTCGTCGTGGACGTGAGCCACCAAGGCCCAGTCCCGAGCGAAGACGTATCCACGGGTGCATAGTTCGTCGTAAGCCAAGACCGTTGCCAGCTTGGCGATGAGGGCACCCGCCGACTGAAGCAGGGTGTTGAGAGCGGCGTGAGCCGATCGGATGGACAGGAGACGCCCGTCCAGGCCCTTGATGATCCCCACGTTGGCCTTGTCGAAGAACCAGTCTCTACCGTCTGGTCCCTTCTTCCGTGGCGTCTCGGGGGTGCAGCCCTTGGGCTTCTTCGGGGAGAACCCTTCAGCAGCCAGGGTCACGGCCTCTTTGAGCTTCTTCAGCGCGGGGGTTTTGCGCATGAAGGTCTGCTTGAGCTTCTTGCCGGCCTTGGTCAGCTCGGCCTCGGTCGGTCCCTCCGGTGAGCGCGTCCCGAAGAACTGCTCCTGGAGATCAGCCCAGCCATCGTATCCGGCCTTGCGGGCGTTGATGATGACCAGCTCGTAGACCGTGTTACCGATCTTCAGGTCTCCGGCCCCGTACAAGAAGGCGTAGATGAACGTCTTGGCCGCGTTGCGGAAGAGCTTGTGGATGAGCTGTGTGTCATCACGAACCTGATCAGTGAGACCAAGCGCGATGACATTAGCCCAGTGTACGTCGCCCTCAAGCAGGATGCGACCGTACTCGCCATCGTCATACTTCGCCATGAAATGAGCGAGGCAACGGAGTTCAAGACCAGCAAGGTCTGCTCCGACGAGACGGCCAAGCCGAGCCCGAAAGAGTGAACGACATTCAGCACCGTAAGGAGAACCGACCTTAGGACACTGGGCGATGTTGGGGTTGGAGTGGGTGCAGCGGCCTGTGACTGCCCCGTTAGTATTGACCGAACCATGGATGACACCGTTCACCTCCAATCTGAGCCATGCTTGATCTCCTTCCGCGAGCTGACCGATGCGCTTCTCGACCAGGAAGTGCTCCGCGAGGACCGTGGCTTCCGGGTAGATCAGGGCCTCCAGGATCGTCTCAGAGATCTTGGGCTGGCCGCTGTCGGTGAACTCGATGGGGTGCCAGCCCTTCTCCTGAAGGCGTCTGGCGATGTGCTGACGGGATGAGGGATTGAACTCGACCCACTCGATGCGGGTGAACTCGGCGCCCTCCTGCTCCTCGCTGTAGAAGCCGCTCTCGTAGACCCCTGCCCGCTTGTTGATGCGGACCTGGGCTCCGTCTGCGGCTGCGATCCACCGCTTGCAGGACCGCTTGAAGGCCCGCGTCTCCACGGGCTCCCATCGGCCAGGGAAGACCTTGGCCAGCTCGTCCTTCAGCTCGATGCGGCGAGCCACGAGCTTGGTGTAGAGGTCGATCGCTGCGGCCTTGTCGAAGCCGAAGCCGTACCTCTCCTGCATCGCCAGGATGTAGGCGAAGCGATGCTCCAGCCAGATCGCCATCGGGGCGTAGGACTTGCGCTGGATGAGCTTCCACAGCTCCAGGGTGACCTCGGTGTCCAGGATGCAGTAGTCGTGCATCTCCTGGTTCCACTCACCCCAGGTGAACTCGAAGATGTCCTTGGGATCGGTCATGCCCAACTCTCGGGCCTGCTCCTCCCTCTTCTTCGCGTAGTCACCCTTGTTCAGCTTGAGGCGGTAGCCCCATGCCTCCAGGCCGTGAGAGCCGATGAGCTTGCCGGGCATCTGCCCGACCCTCACCCGCTTCTCGTCACCGGCCGCGATGTCCGGCCAGATCAGGCGGCTGTAGGTCAGGGTGTCCCGTGCGCCCTTGCCGTTGCGCACGTCGTCCACGGTCACGATCCAGCGCGGCTCGAACCACGGGTAGAGCTTCTGGATCGCGGGGAGATCGAACTTGATCCCGTTGTGGAAGATCACGCAGTCGGCGGCCATGAGGAGCCGCACGCCCTTCTCGATCGACCCGCGGCCGTACTTCACATCCGAGAAGTCCAGCACCTCGTTGGTGTCGGCATCGCGGAGGACGAGGCAGTGGATCTTCGTGATCGTGTCGAGCAGACCATCGCTCTCGATGTCTGCCACGTAAGTGGTCATGCAATGCTCCTCTAGGGTGGATAAGTCAGGTCAGACTTCGCACCGCTGAAGGATGCGCTCGGCCCGTTTTCGAGCTTCGACCCGCGTGTAGCCGCGGATCTGGAGCAGCTCGATCAGCTCCTTGAGCATCTTCTCGATGCAGATCATCTTCTCTCTCCTGCATAGATCAGGTCACAGGTCGTCGTTGACGGTCTCGTCCTTGAATCCTGTGTTGGTATCGGCCGGGGGCTCGGTTTCGTAGAGCTGCCCGGTCTTGCTGTCGTAGCCGAAGTAGACGCACTGGCCCGAGCTGCGCCCGGTGTTGCGGTCCTTCAGCACCCGGAAGGTCGTGATGGACCTCCAGGCTTCGTCCTCGGCCTGCTGATCTCTCTCCAGGCCGAACATGAACATGCACCAGAAGCCGATGGCTCTGCTGCCTTTGAAGTGGCGGATCATGACCCGACCACCTTCCTCGTGGGGCTTGCCCTCCGGGGTCGCGAGGTGGCTGACGAGATGGATGATGATGCCCAGCTCCTTCACGAGCCCGGCCATCTCGGCCATGATCTTCTCCAGCTCCTTCCGCTCGTCATCCTTCGAGGCCGCCAGGGCCGTCAGGTGATCGAGGTAGAAGATCCGGGTGCCCTCCGAGTGGAACAGGAAGCGGATGCCGTCCGCGATCACGTTCCAGTCCGACACGCCGAAGCTGTCGTAGAGGACGATCCGGTCGTCCCGTTCCAGCTTGTCGATGGCGTCAACCAGCTCTTCCTGGGTCCAGCCATCGTCCGGCACGTGGAAGCAGCGGCGGGCGAACTTCCCGCACACGCGCTTCACGGTCTCGTCCGGCGGCTGCTCCAGGAAGAACAGGCCCACCTTCTCGCCCAGCACGTTCACGTCGTGCTGAACCTGCTGGAGGAGCCAGTCCGTCTTGCCGATGCCGGTGCCCGCTCCGAATGCGTAGATCTCCCCGAAGCGGCGCCCGTAGGTCAGCTTGGTGAGCGTCTCGGAGAACCAGGAGAGCCCCATCGTGGGAGCCACCAGGACCTTCTCGCGCACGTCAGAGACGCGGACGAGCCCGTCAGGGCGGTAGGGCTTGGCGTTCCAGATGGCGCTGATCACGGCCGATCCCTGGCCGTTCACGAGGCACTCGTTGGCGTCCTTGAGGGGCAGCGAGGCGACATGGGCCTTGCCCGGCTTCAGGAGGCGTGCCGCGGTGGCGGTTGCCTTCTTGCCGGCCTCGTCCATGTCGAACATCAGCACGACCTTCTCGAAGCTGTTGAGCCAGTCGAGGTTGGCCGCGATGCCCTTGGCCGCGCTGTCTGCCCCGTTGATCAGGGACACGACAGGCCACCGGTTGTCCTGGAGCTGGCTCACGGACATGCAGTCGATCTCACCCTCGGTGATCACGACCATCTTGCCGTTCGCGCCCCACAGGTGCTGGCCGAAGAGCTGAGCGGTCTTCAGCTCGCCCGTGACGGTGAACTCCTTGTTGGGGAAGCGGATCTTCTGACCCACCTCGGTGCGGTCCTTGTCGAAGTACGGGGCGATCTGGACCGGTTGGTCGTTCATCTCCCCCACGCGGTAGCCGAACTTGCGGCAGGTCTCCTCGGTGATCTTGCGCTTGCCGAGGGCCTTGAACTCGCCGTCGATCAGGCCCCTGGCCATCTTCTGGTTCCTCCTGAGTTGTTCGGGGACGGACGCCACTGCGTCGTCAGACGGTTCCCAGTGGTCGCAGCCGACCGAGAAGCAGTGCGCGTGACCGTCGCTGTACCTAGCCAAGTTGTCTCGGGAGCCACACGCAGGGCATGGCTCCTTCCTGATCAGCACACTGTCTCCCATCAGGCGCTCTTCTTGCGCCCGAAGCGGTCACGGACTTGGATGCGGTACTCGGCGTATTGCCGACCGATCTCGTCCTCTTTCAGCTCGGTGACGATGTTGTGCCCTTCCTCGCGAAGGTCCCGGATGCGGGCGGCGAGGCGGTGAATGCCGTAGACCATCATGGCCTTCATGGGGGTGATGGTCTTGCCGGCCAGGAGGTGCTCCAACAGCACCTGGGTCTGGCTCTTGCTCACAGCGCGTAGACCTCCGTGGAGACCTTGGTCGGGACGTGCGTGAAGCCGGTGGCCTCGTAGACGACGAAGGTCTGACCGGGGATCTTCTCGGCCATGGACTTCGCGACCGCGTGGGCCTGCTTCTGGGTGTCGTAGGTGCGCGGGTGCGGGGCCGGCTGGGGCTGGCCGTCCACGATCACCGCGATGATCCAGTGCTTCGAGGCATCGACCGGCGGCTTCGTGTTCTTCTCGGCCACGGTGGGCTCGAAGTAGTCGAACGGGAGCCAGCGGACGGTGCCGCGATCGTTCTCGATCCGCAGCGAGAGCTTGCTGGTGTCGATCACCTTGTAGTGCCGGCCCTCAGTGAGGCCGAAGGAGAAGTTGGACTTGTTGGACTTGACGGTCTGGCCAATGGTGAACGTGGTCATGTGCTGTCCTTGGAAAAGAGAAAGGCCCCGGCGGGGTGCCGAGGCCTGGGGTTCCTATTGGTCCTGGTATTCTGCCGCGGCATCGAAGCCGGGGCTCATCTTGTTGAAGCCGTAGGGGTCCAGCCTGCCGGTCTCGTTCGGGAGATCGCGGGCTCCGACCACACTGGCCTCGGGGTAGAGGGCGCGCAGCGTCTTGATCAGCTTGCGCAGGGCGAGCTTCTGGGCTGCGGTTCGGGTATCCTTAGCGAAGCCGCCGTGATCGACGCCTCCGACGTAGGCCACGGCCACTGAGTTGTGGTTGTGTCCTGGCACATGGGCGCCGATGGTCTCTTGCGGGCGGCCTGTCTCGATCTGGCCATCGAGGCCGATCACGAAGTGGAAGCCGATGCCGTTCATGCCGCGAGCGCGGTGCATCCGGTCGATGTCCCGCATGCTCTTGTCAGCACCACCGAGGGTGCTCGTGCTATGGACCACGATCAGGTCCGTAGACTTACGCCGGGGGTAGATCATTTCATCCAGCTCTCTGGTATTAGCTTGTCAGCGAACAGAAAGCCGTTCTTCTTGCACCAGTCTCCGTAGGTGGTCGGGCTTCCTTTCCTGAGTTTTGTTCGGGAGTTGCTGAAGACGAAGCGGATGTCGAGCTGCGGATACTGTTCCTTGATCCACAGATGCTTCTGGCGGTCTTCAGCGGTGAACCGGCCTTTGGTCTCCACGATGATGCCGGTGGGCAGCTCGGGAAAGTCCGGGGTGTAGGTCCGCTTCTTGGCGGGCTGGGTGTACGGGATCTTGATGGTCTCGTACTTCGGGTCGATGCCGTGCGCCCGGAGGTGCGCCGCGTTGGCGTCCTCCAGGCCGCTCCGGTAACCCTCGACCAGCGCCCGCTGATTAGAAGTCCTCTTCGGGCGCGTCGGTCTCGGCATTGTCCTCGTTGTCGTCGTCGCTGCTGGTGTCCTCGCGGTCCTCCAGATCGTCCGCGTTCAGGCCCTCCTGCTGGGTGAAGCCGAGGCTGGCCGCGCTGCGCTCACCGCCGCTCTTCAGCTCCAGGATCTGGACGCCGAGCAGCCGCATCTTCACGCCGTACAGGCCCGAGCCCTCCACGAAGTAGCCGCCCTCGGCGTACTCGAAGGACACGATGCCGACCGTGCCGCCCCAGATCGGGGGCAACTTGGAGGCCGGGATCGGCAGGCCGCGGGCGTCCGCGATGATGGGCTTGAAGGTGAGCTTCTTGCCGGCCTTCGGACCCTTCTTGATCTCGACGGTCGCCGGCATCTGGAACTTGAACTCGATCTCGCCCGTGGGCTCCTCGGTCTCCTCGTCGTAGATGACGGTGTAGAGCGGGTTGGCCTTGAGACCGTTGCCGCCATTGGCAGCTTCCAGCTTCTTGCGAGCCGGGACCTTCATCTCCTTCAGCTTGGCCTCGGCGTTCTGCCGGGCCTCATCGAGCACCTTCTCCATGTCCTTGATGAAGGCCTGGACCTTCGGGTCGTTCTGCTGGACACGGACGCGGGTGACGTACTGACCCGCAGGGACCGGGTAGTCCTTAGAGCCGTAGTCAGGTTCGTTGAGCTTGGGGAAGACGAACACGCCCTTCGGGCTGGTCTTCACGATCATCTTCGGGCGGTTGCTTTTCTGTGCCATGATGGTTTCCGGGAGTGGATAGGTTGGCTGAAACGGAAAAAGCCCCCGGCCAGCGAGGCGCGGGGGTTTCCTATTGGTCCTGCTTATTGCCGCTTGAGCTGGTCCATCAGCTCCTTGCGGTAGATCCGGCGCAGCTCCAGACGGAGCAGCAGGAGGGGCCGGACGATGAAGACCGTGGCGATCTTCAGGCCGTCAGAGGCGGTGAGGATGTAGCCCTTTCGGTAGGGCCGGAACTGGAACCTCATCGGGTGTAGAACCGCTCAAGGGCCGGCACGTCGTAGCCCTGCTCCACGAGCTGGGCGTACAGGACGGTGCTGATGCGGCGTTTGGCACGCCAGATCGTGATGGCCTGGGCGAGAGCGGAGGTGTCGGTCTGGTCGAGGTTGGGCATGTCGGTGTTCCCTTGGATTTCCTATTGGTCCTGGTGATTGCCCCCGGATTGTGTTCCGGGGGTGCATAGGTTCAGGCAAAAAAGAATTTGCTCTCAAGCACTTGGTTCAGGTCCAGCGAGCCTTTGGTCGGCACCGGTGGGAGCTGAACGCCCTCGGGCAGCATGGCCTGGAGGTCGGCACGGAACCGCTCCAGGACGCACTCGCCCCCGTACATCTTCACGAACTCCTCCCGCAGGATGCGCGCGAGCTTCGCCGTGTTGCCCGCGTGGGTGCCGTAGCTGTCGTGGATGAAAGAGAAACTATGCACCCCTGCATGCATTGCGGCACGAATAGTCAGCATCATGTGGCTGGCATCCAGACTATGGACCCAGTTCGGTGCGATGCCGGATGCCTGTTTCTTGCTGTCCAGCTTGTCTGATCCTTTGTCCACCTTCACCTGGATCACGACCTTCTGGAACGTCATCAGGATGTTCTTCATGTCCCGCAGCTTGTACTGCTGGAGGACGAGCAGGCCCGTGGGCGTGGTCCAGTAGATCGGCAGAGCCTCCTTCGAGACGATGCGGGCTACGTCCTGGAGCCAGCGCATGGCCTCCGCAGCGGCGACCACGACCTCCTGCACAGCCTCCCAGATGCAGCCACCCAGGTACTGCGCAGCCTGGAACCCCTGCGTGCCGAAGGGATACGTCTCGGGACGCTCCTTCTTCCAGACGCGCACCGTGTCCTGCATCACCATGTCGGTGAAGCCGAACCGCTTGGCGCCGTAGGCCAGGGTCATGACGGGCCGCTTGACCGTCTTGCGGACGATGTTGCCGACCCACATAGCCGCCAGGGGCTGGTGCTCGGGCTTGCCACCACCGGCAGCATCCTCCGCGACCCGCTTCTTCACCACCTCCATGACCTCGGAGTAGATGTCCTGGGGCTTGTCAGCCGGGACGAGGTTGACCGCAGCACCGCCGCGGGCATCGAGCAGCATAGCCGAGAAATTTTGGATGCCGTTGCAAGTCCCGTCCATCTGGATCGGCAGACGGCTCATGTATCCGAAGCCCTCACGCACGAAGCCAGCGTAGTCGAAGCAGAACGCCAGGGCCTGCCAAGCCTTCTCGTTGTCTTCCATCTTGCCGTCCTTCTCCTCGTACATCCAGAAGCGGTTCTCATACGGGTCAGCCGCGGAGGCCAAGATCTGCTCCTCGTGCTGCTTGATCCACTCGATGCGGTCCTCGAAGGAGCCCTTGTCCTTGCCCCACAGTCCTGCGCCGTGGATCATCAGCCAGTTCGCAGCCTCCTGGTCCTCGATCGCCACGAAGTCAGCGAACTGGAGCAGGCCACGCTGGGCGTCGTTGCCCTGCGGCTGGAGGTACAGGCCCACGGGGTAGGCCCTGCCGCGCCAGTCGAGCTGGTAGGGGTAGTAGAAGGCGGGCTCGTCCTTGAACCGCTTGGCCACGCCCAGCATCGAGTTGAAGGCCTTGCTCTTGGAGAGCTGCTCGGCGTTCTTTTCGATCACCTCGGTGGCCCGGCTCTTCCAGGCGATGAACTCTTCGAGCTGCTCGGGGGTCATGTCCTCCTTCTTCAGCCCCTCGACCAGCCACAGGGGCTTGTTAGGCTCCTTCTCGGGCTTGATCTGCGGAACCACACCGCAGCGGGAGTTCCGCTCGAAGAGGTAGGTCATGACCTCCAGGACCATCGGGTTGATCGTCCAGCCGGTGTTCTGGAGCGCGTTGACGGCTTCGTAGACGATCGGCATGGGCCGGTCGGCCAGATCCTCCAGGTAGGCCCGGTTCGGGCTCTTCACGAGCACCAGCTTGCGCGCCCGGCCGGTCCAGTAGCCGCCATCGTAGGGGGTCGTCCAAGGCTTCGGGGGGATCACGCAGGGCATGAACTGCGGGGTCAGCAGCTCACAGCGCCGGCTCTCCTCCTCGATCCAGGCACGGGCCTCAGGCACGCTCTCGACCACCTTCCGGTTGCCGATCCCATCGACCACACGGGCGCAGTGGGTCGCCTCCACGAACATCTCGATCAGCTTCGAGCCGACCAGGATCATGTCCCGCTTGGGCCACTCCAGGAGGTTGACGCCCAGCTTCGAGGCGGTGGCCTTCACCGACCGGCGCTTGTACCGCTCGTTGGTCTTGTCCTTCACGCGGGACACGGCCTTCAGGTAGCCGGCGGTGTGCTGCTCCTTGAACAGGCGGAAGTTGCACTCGTCCTCCAGCATCTCCGCGATCATGACCGCGACGTGGGACAGGCTCTTGCGCTGCACGGCCACGTCCAGGATCACCTTGCACGTGACGTGGGCGACCAGATCGTCGTGGTCGATGCCCTTCAGGTACGGATAGGCGCTGTGCTTCCGACCAGCCTTCTTGGCCTCCACTTCAGCGTAGAACTCGTGGAGAGCAGCCAGCATCTTCTCGTGGCAGTCCATCATCATCCGACGAACTGGAGCCATCCGGGTCTCCTGACCCTTCTCCTTGGCCTTCTCCGCAGCTTTGCGGAACTTCTCGATGCCCAGAGACCGCATGTCAGTCTCCAGTTCCACTTGCTTCTCCCAGTTCGGGAGCTTCATGGCCTCTTCAATGGTCAACATAAGTACCTCGTCTATGCGTGGTCGTTGATAAGGATCATTCCTAGGGTGCATCGTTCAGGACACACTTCGGGCATCGTTTAGGAGCATCCCGAGTGGTCCTGGTTATTGGCCCGAGAACTCGCTAAGTGCTTGGTCGAGAAAGCCAATCGGCCACTCAACGAGGCGAGTGTCCACGAGCTTGCCACCGGACACGACAGCCGTGGCCTTGTGGGTCAGCTTCACGCCGAGCTTCTGGGCTCGGAACGTGGCCATGACACCGAACCGCTGGCACTTGGCGAGCGACCAGTTGAGGCCCCGAGCGGCCAGCCAGTCGTTCATGAACTCGGTGCGGACGGTGTAGAAGGTCTCCGTGATCCACGCCTTGAACTCATCGGCGTAGTGGCGGAACGACAGCTCCAGGATGCGCTCGACCGCATCACGGCGCAGCATGATCAGGCCGGGACCGCGCTTCTGGATGCCCTTGATCAGCCGCCAGCTCCCCGCGGGGCTGTTGGCCTTCACGTCCGTGCTGTCCACGGTCGGGTAGTCCTTGTCCCGCTTCAGGAAGATGTCGGCGGCGAAGCACACGTCGAACATCGAGAGCCAGGGCTGTCCGTCGATCGTGACCGAGCGGACCTCGAAGCTGATGGGCTTGCCCTTCAGGGTGGTGTGGAAGGTTTGGCTGTTTACGATCATCGAAATGGTTCCCTATGGTGCATAGTTTCAGGCAGCAAGACGCACTGCGGCCCTGAGAGCGCCGCCCCGGATGCGCTTGACGCTAGAGTTGCGCTCGCTGGCCTTGTCGGTGTTCGTCCCAGCCAGCGGATCGGTCATGACCAGCTTGCCGTCCTCGGTCAGCATCCAGTTGCCGTCGTGCATGTCGAAGGAGGCCTGCCCGCGGAACTCCTCCACGAAGCGGTCCACCACCTCCTTGAGGCCCGGCAGCTCGTTCCAGACCGAGTTGAGGAACACCTTGCGCATGCCGTTGAACTCGTGGCCGCGGGCGTAGCCCTGGATCATGTCCGTGGTCTGCGACCAGCCGGTGTTCGGGTGAGCCTGCGCCGTGGTCTTCGCCAGCCGGTCCAGGACCACCACGTAGAAGCCGTTGTGGCGCTTGAACGAGTGGATGCGGGGCAGGTACGGGCTCGGGTTCTGGACGCACCACGCCGCGAACATCGGGTAGGCATCGTCACCGCCGTTCCGGCAGATCTTGATCACTTTGTCGCACCCCGGCTTGCCCAGGACGGTGCTGTAGAAGCCCGAGCCGAGCGGATGCCAGCCGTGGGCCTCCAGGCGGCGCGTGTAGCGGTAGCTGTCGCGGAAGACGGTGCGCCAGCCACGCGGCTTGTGGGTGTCGAAGTTGTCCCAGAGCTGCTTCGGACGAGCCCGCTTCGGACCCTCCATGCGGGCCTTGTGGCCGGGCAGACGGAACGGATCGTCGTTGATCTTCGACACGATGCCTCGGCCGAAGGCCAGCTCGCGGCATGGGTTGGCCTTGGCGATGTCCCGCAGCTCACGCGCCATCCAGCTCGTGAGGCCATGCTTCATGGGCAGGCACGGGACGGCCTTGATGCCGCGGGCAGCGTCACGCTGGGCCTGACGGGTCTTGAAACCGGGTTCCTTGAACTGGGCCATGGTGCGTCTCCTATCGGTGGCAGAAATTGCCGCCCTCACCGCCACCAAATTGCGCGTGGCGGCGCCACCGCGTGGCGTGAGAGCGGAATACAATGCGATGGTGGAAAGGTCAAGCGAAACAGAAAACCCGAGAGCGCACAGAGCGTCTCGGGCTTCCAAAACCTGACAGATCAGGTTGTTCTGCGATGATGGAAAGTGCGTCGGTGGGCTTTTAAGTCTCCTCGGTTGGTTGCATTTGCCGTGCAACACCTTGATGTTGCAGGGGAAACGTATGCACCGGTGGTTAACACTTGGACCTTGTGGTGTGGCTGTGGCGGTGGTTTCCGCCACAACCTAGCGCATGAGACTAGTCTCTTTATTCGTCCGAGTTCCGAGTGCCATGGCCGTTGAGGAAGAGCACGATCTCGTCCGCAATCTCCTCTTCCCGCTTGCGGGCCTCGGCCCACGCAGTGATCGCGGACCACGGCTTGATCTGGTCCCAGGCGGCCGAGGAACAGGCATCCATAACGACATACGGCTTCGTCTCGGAGAGCCAGCCCTTGAGATCCTCGGTGGTCAGCTTCGAGCGAAGCGCCGTCAGCCACTTCGCCCGGCCAGCATCCAGCTGCTTCTGCCGTGCCTTCGCCTCGGCCTTGCGCTTCCGGCGTGCCCGCTGAAGCTCGTTCCTGCGAGCCTTCCGTTCGGCCTCGTTCCGCTCGCTAATAGCCGTGGTTAGCTCAACCACGTCGAAGTCGTCAGGCGGCCTCTCGCGTGCCTCCACTATGATGGCCGGCTTCCGCGGACCCATCGTTTGATTGATCCACTCCAGGGTCTCGCACACGATCATCATCATGTGCTCCTGGCCTTCCTCGTCCGCAGCAGCGAACTCCTCGTAGAACTGAGCCGCCAGGGCAGTGCGCTCCTCGGGCGACATCTCCCACACGTAGGGGCCATCCTTGATCATCTGCCTGAAGGCCTGGGCGTAGAGGAAGTCCCTCGCGGGTCCCGCCCCTCCCAGCTCCTCCTCAACTTCCGGCATGAACGGCTTGAGCAGCGACGCGAATGTGACCGTACTCATGCCGCTTCAAGCTCCCTAATGGCCCTGACCAGATGCTCGGCCTTCACGTGAATGTACCGTTGCGTGATGGCGAGCGTCGAGTGGCCGGCGAGCTGCTGGATCACCGCCGCGTTCAGGCCCTTGTCCGCGAGCCGCGAGCAGAACTCGTGACGCAGGACGTGGGGCACGAACTGGGCATCGTCCGTCAGGTGCAGGGCCTCCCGGAGCTTCGTCCAGTGCCGGTCCAGGCCGTACCGGTCCCAGCCCTCGAAGACGCGATCAGAAGGCCTCTTCCCTGCCCTACGGCGCTCCAGGACGGCCTTCGCGCGCTTGGTGAGGGGAATGCTCCTCGTGCGCCCTGACTTGGCTCCTGTGCCCCATACCGTGGCCTTATCGGTGTCGCAGTCCTGGAAGCGGAGGTTGAGCACCTCGCCCTGGCGCATGCCGGTATCGAGGGACAGGGCCACGTAGTCGGCCATGTCAGGCTCGCTCATGCGCTCGAAGAACGAGAGGGCGAAGGCCTCCTCCTCCGGGGTGAACCGGCGGATGCGGTGCTCGCTCTCCTTGTACTTCGCCATCTTGGGCTTGGCCTGGATGATGCCGCTCTCGACAGCCTCGGACAGGCACGTGGAGAGCGCGGCCACCTTGCGGTTCACCGTGGCCGGCGAGTTGCCCTCCTGGAGGAGCTGGCCGCGGGCCTTGTCCACGTCCACCTTGGTGACCGCGGAGATGGGCTTGTTGGGGCCGATGATGGCCGCGATCAGCTCGGCGTTCCGGTGCTGCCGGATGCCGGCGCTCGTCTTCTTCCAGCGGGTGTGAGCGACGTGCTCGACCAGCTCGCGGAGGGTGTAGGGCTGACCGGCCTTGCGAGCCTGCCCGGCCTTGTGCCCCTCCCCCATGTCGATGGGCTCACCCCTCATGAGGCGGGCCTTGCTCTCGTGCTCCCAGGCCTCGGCATCGCGCTTGGTCTCGAAGTTGCGACGAGCGCGGCCGGCAGGTAGATCCTTGTGGTAGACCGTCCCCTGCCAGGACGATCCTCTCTGGGTCGCCATGGTAAGCTCTCCTATGGTGGATAGGTCCGCTGGCGGCTTGGCGAAACCGGTAGACGCAAGGCACTTAAAATGCCTCGCTGCGAGAGCAGTGTGCGGGTTCGATTCCCGCAGCCGCCACCATCCTCACAACGGCCTAAAGCCCCCGAGGTAGAGCCTCAGGGGCGTTAGGATCAGCGGCTCGCTAGGCGGTGCCGCCGGGCAAGCCACTCGTGGCTCGTAGGGCTCTCGATACAGACCGGCTCGCCCGTCAGAATCGTGAGGTAGTTGGACAGGAAGTCCCTGCCCTTCTTGGTGAGGAAGGCGATCATGCGCCGCCGCTCGATTGGGTCCTGCACAGTTTCGCAGAAGTCCAGACCTTCCTTCCCTAGACGATGATACTTCCCGAGGGCGGATAGATTTCTGGAGACCGATGAAAGATTAAGCCCGGTCGGCTTTTGTAAGTTCTGCATCGTAATACCGGGCTCTAACGCTATGTTGAACATAATTTGCAGAGCCTGTGGGGTCAGTAGATCACCTTGTTCCCGCTGGAACTTCAGTGCCCGCTGTGTGCGGTCCATTAACTTTTTCAGTTCTCCCGCACTCACACTGTTCGCTCCTGAAAGGGCCATGGTGGCCAGAAGGCCAGATTTACTGCGCTCGTTCAGAGCGTCAACGTCTAGTTGACCCATTTACGTCCTCCGGGTGAAAGGATGTGTTAACAATTCACCCGAGGAGGTATGCGACTCTGCATCACGTTCCTAGGGTGGTTAGCTTATCAGTGCGAGGATAACGGCTCGCACTGCCGTGGCGCAACCCAGCGCCTTGATCACGAGTCCGTTGTGCGCGATCGAACCCCCCGGCGGATCGCGAAGGATAGATAGCCAGCCGATGTTGTACTGCACGGCTGGGTCGTTGGGCTCTTGGTATCGGCACAGGAACGGCCGCGGGTGTTCTCCGTCACCCTTCCAATCGCCCTGGAGAGTGAGCAGCGTCACCTCCCCAACGAACGGCATTCTGAGACTGATACCGTTCAGCTTGTCCCGTCTCATCAGCGTGATCTCTTGTTGTGGTTGTGGCGCTCACGGTAAGCGGGCCGGGTTGCATCCCTACCTCGCACAGCTCTCCGGGTGCGTCTTTCACCGCGGCCGTTTGCCCCCTCCGTGGGGTTTTTTAGAGGCAGCGGAGTCAGCATTGGTGACTTTTGTGTGACACCTTGGCTGCGACCATCGGGAGCATTTTAATTACTCCCTAGGTTTCGGCCCCTCGCGGGCCTCGTCAGGCAGCTTTGTTCTCGTTGTGTTCGCATCCTGGGTCGAACATCATCACCCGAGGCTTAGGCGTCAAGTCCTCAGATCCGGCGCAGTCCCAGGTGAGGTAGGCAGCCGGCGAGTTGTCCACAGGCCGACCGGACAGCACCTCCCTAAACCCTTGATCCCTATAAGGATTGTACGTGACCCTTATCCCCCGCTGATTTGCAACGTTGCGGAGGTAATTGTTGTGCATAGGCTTCCAGTCCCATTCACAAGCGGCAGCACCCTCAGGCGCTGAGTGCCAGATCGCGGCCTCCAAATCGCCTATTACGAAGGCATGCACGTTTTTGCAGCGTTCGCGCTTGACACGCTCTCGTCCAGCCTCGCTTACGAGAAATGTTGCATCCCGAATCAGCACCTGGGTCGCGCTTCCGAGAACCCGCCGGGTGCGAGCATCCATGACGCTCCAGAGGCCGGCGCGGACGTTCCAGTAGACCTTCACTTTGGCCATAGCATTCCACTCCTGCATACATGCGGACATGCCGCGACCGCCCCTGGCTCACAACCAGAGGAGGTTTCGGCCCTCGTCAGGGGCCTCTTCAGGCGGGCTTAGAGCGTCGCGCGGACCTGGACGAAGGCGATGAGCTTGTTCTCGCCCGCCTCCGTCAGGACCGAGAGCATGGTCGGCCGCACCGCGGTCACCGTGCCCTTGATGACCGGCGCACCGAAGAGGATGCGCTGGCCGATGGCGAAGTCGCCTCGTTGGAACAGAGGCTTGATCCTCAATGGTGCCGCCCGAAGAAGGTCAGGAGCGCCAGCCCGACCGGCACCACGATGCAGAGGGAGAGGTAGACCAGCACGAGCCGGCCGAAGCCTTCTGTGCTGCGCCAGATTTCCAGCCAGGGGCGGATGATGTTGCGCCAGAGGCAACCACCGGCCCAGTAGGCGATCCAGCCGGCGCAGAAGACCAGCCAGAGGATGATGAGAGCGCCTTGTGGGTCGATCACTGGTCGTCCTCCCCCCAGTCACAGACGAGGAGGCCGACACAGCCCATGGCGAGGATGGCGAGGGTGATGACGAGGATCATGCCCGCACCTCCACCACTCGACCGCGCCAGCCCGCCATGAGCCGAGCCATGGTGCGGGCCTGCTTGCGGGTGTCGTACTTGGCGAGGAAGGTTGGTGACGCCTCGCCATGGTCCGCAGTCACGGCCCAGCCGCTGCGAACCTTCTCGATGCGATAGGTCGGCATCACAGGTACTCCTCCGCGAAGTAGACCAGCGCGAAGGCGAGACCGGTGGTGGCACCGACCGCCAGGAACAGGGCTCCCAGCAACTCAAGAGCGTGCATACTGTGCTCCTTCGGACATTCTGATGGGCTCATCAGCAGGCGCTTGACGCCTGGACGAAGGGCACCGAACCGGCGCCCGACGTTTCGCCCTGTGGGAAGCTGTGCGAGCCCGCCTAGATCAGCTCGCGGATCTCCTCGGCCTTGTTGACCGGGTGGCCCTTGCGCTTGGCGATGCGCCAGCGGCGGACATGGACCATGATGTAGTGGTGCCCGCCATGGAGCAGGGACACCGCGAAGAGCGTATTGGCGAAGACGCCAATGACCTCGTTGTACTCACCGACCAGATGCACAAGGTGAACGATTTCCATGGCTCTGTCTCGCCTGTAGGTGGGCCAAGAGTTGACTGATGGGCTCATCAGCAGGCGCCTCACGCCTGGACTAGACGGGTGCCCGCCTAGTTTCGCCCTTTAGTGGATGAACATGATCACTCCGAAGAGGATCGAGCCGAGGACCGAGGCTGAGAGGGCGAAGTACTCGCCCGCCTCGATCAGCACCGGTGTGGTGTCGGTTTCTTTGAGCATGTCGAATGATCCTCGATGGTGCATACATCAGGCCGCAATTCGAGCGGCATACGCCTTCGTTTGGGCCGCCTGTCCGTGGATGACGATGGCAATGTCCGCCTTCGCCTTCGCCCCGTGACCGCCACAAGCGACACAGCTTGCGCAGGTTGTCTTGTAGCCCGCCTCCTTCGAGGCAGGGCACACCACTTCGCGCCGGTTCAAGGGCGCCTCAATCGAGGGACGGATGCGGAAGGTCCGATACCCCCTCGCCTTCGCCTCGATGTAGTCCGCCTCGCTGTCACAGGAGGCCATGACGTAGCGAGACAGATCCGCCTCGCGCCACTGATGGGTGTAGCCCGTGAAGGCATCCGCCTTCGCCAGGAAGGCATCCCAGACCGCCATAGGCACCGCGGCAGGATCGCCGTAGGAGCCGAGACGGATGCGCTTGCCTTCGCCAATCGAGGCCAGTTCGCCCGCCTCGACGGTCTCGTATTTGCCCGCCTTCGCCGTCTTCCAGACCACAAGCGGGGCCTGGAAAACCTTGACGTAGCAGGACCGGCCGACGTTCTTGCCCGCCTCGATGGTCCCACGATGAGCACAGCCCCCGCAGATGGACGCATCGAGGCCAGACTTGACCGCCTCGACCGGGCTCACATCGTCCCGCATGATCCAGGTTTGCACGAGAGCGCCCGTCTTAGAGTTGCGAAACTTGCCATCGAGGCCCGTTGCCACAACCACGATCGGAGCGCCGTCCAGCATCGAGGGACCGCGGTAGATGATTGCACCGTTCATGAGAAACTCCAGGGTGGAAGGGTTAGGGCACAGCTCACCCGCCTGATGGCGCCTTGTGAGTTGTGTGGAACCCTCCCGAGCCCGCTTCACAGCGGTCCCCTTGGTTCCTATCGACCCGCCTCGCTCACCCGTTCTAGGTGAGCCCTTCGGCGCGCCGTTAGATGCACATTGTCAAAGACCTCGACCTCCGGTGCCCCGCACGGCGTTTCCTTCGGTCTGACCGGCTGCGTTGCCGCTGCCGATGGACAGAGTTGTAATCCCATCCCGGAATGCTGTCCACCCCTGCATTCCAAAAAAATCACTGATGGACCTCGAAATGAGGCCTAAGCCACTGTCAAAACAAACGAAAAAAAATCACGTGGCGGTGCGTTTGTGGCGCTTGTGGCGGTGTTTTGGGTAGGCTGTGAGCCGTCGAAATGGTGCGCTTGAAGGGCTGTGCCGAAGCGGTTCGATCGGTGCGCTACCGGTGCGCTTGTGGTGCGCTTGAAGGGCTGTGCCAGCGTGGCGCTTGTGGTGCGCTAGGCGTGCGCTTGTGGTGCGCTTGTGGTGCGCCAATGGTGCGCTAGGCGTGCGAAAACGGATTGATACACCCCACACCAAGCGCACGGCACAACATCTTGTGCCTGTCGTGCCTTTCTAGGCCACTAGGCTACCAGATCTAGTGCCCCATCATGCGCGCGTATGGTGCGCGAGTGGTGCGCGTTGGGATGTCAGATCTCCCACACCCCTAGTGAAATCAATGGGTTAGACCAGTGTGGTGGTGGAAGGTGTGGAGATAGACCACCGCGGGCGCGCGTGGTTGCCACTCCGTGCGCGCGAGGGCGCCCCTACGCGATACCGCGGGCGCGCGTGGGCACGGGGGAGACCGGCCGCCTGGAGTTTGTCGATGCCGTCTCACATTTTTCTATCAGACATTCTGAGGTCGTTGGT